GGGGCGGGTGGGCACCACCACGGGGATGGTGATGATGGTGGAGCCGCCGGGGCCGGGGGTGGTGGTGACGGGTACGCCGTCCACCGTGGTGGGGGGCGGGGTCACGGGGCCGGGGTCGGCCGGGGTGTGGTTGGTCACGGCCGTGGCTGCCAGCGTGGCGGCATCGTTGCCGGCCAGGTCCTGCAGGGCGCTGGCGTCGTCGCCGGCCGTGGGGTCGGTGTAGGCCACGGTCACCGCCTGGCCGTGGGCCACGGGGGTGGTGAGGGTCAGCGTGGCGGTGCGGGCGGCGGCATTCACGGCCACGGCGGTGACTGCATTGGGCGCGGCGCCCACCAGCACGGCAAAGGCGCCGGGCGCGGGGGCGTTGGCCGCGTCGAGCGCGCCCGCATCGGTGTAGGTCAGCACCAGCGTGCTGCCATTGACGGTGGCCGAAGCCAGCACCGGGGCGGTGGGATCGATGGTGAGCGCCAGGCCCGGCGAGGCTGCGCTGGCATTGCCCGCCGCGTCCGAGGCCTTGGTGCTCAGGGTGTGCGCGCCTGCCGCCAGCGGTGCGCTGGTGATGGACCAGTGGCCCGCACCGTCGGCGGTGGTGCTGCCGCGCACGGTGCTGCCATCGGTGTCGTACAGGGTCACGGTGCTGCCGGGGTCGGCTGTGCCCGTGAGGGTGGGGGTGGTGTCGGCGGTGATGCCGTCGCTGGGGCTGCTGCCGGTGTCGCTGGCGGCGCCAAGCGTGGCGGCGCTGGGGGTGGCGGGGGCGGTGGTGTCCAGCGTATAGGCCTCGCCAGCGGTGTAGCCGCCCGTGATGGCCAGGCCCGTGCCGTTCTGGATGCCGGTGCCGCTGTTCTTGAGGTCCAGCCGCAGGTCGCCGTCGCCGCCCAGGCCGCTGGCGGTCAGGGTCCAGGTGGTGCCGCTGCCGCTGATGCCGGTCACGCTGCCTGTGGCGGTGCCGGTGGTGGTGAGGGTGAAATCGGCAGGGTCCACGCCGGTCACGGCCTGGCTGAAGGTGACGGTGTAGTCCACGCTGCTGGCGTTGGTCAGCGCCGGGCCGCTGGCGCGCACGATGCTGCTGACCGAGGGGCCGGCCGTCACCACCAGGGCAAAGGTGTCGCTGGTGCTCAGGCTGCCATCGCTGGCCGTGACGCGGATCTGCAGTGTGCCTGCGTCGCCCGGCGCCGGGGTGCCGTCGAAGCTGCGGCTGCCGGGGGTGAAGCTGAGCCAGGCCGGCAAGGCGCCGCCGCCGTCGAGCGTGGGCGTGTAGGTAAGCGTGGTGCCGGCGTCCACGTCCACGAAAGCATTGGCGGCGAAGGCGAAGTTGAAAACCTGGGTGGCCTGCGCTGCCTGGTCGGGCAGGGGGGTGGCGAGCGTGGGCGCCTCGTTGGCGTTGGTCAGCGTGACGGTCAATGCCTTGTCCACGCCCAGGCCGCCTGCATCGGTGCTGCGCACGGTGACGGCGTAGCTGGCCTTGGCCTCGTAGTCGAGCGCGGTGCCCGCCTTGAACTGCAGGGTGCTTCCGCTGATGGCGAAGTCGCCCGCGTCCGCGCCGCCGACGATGCTGTAGGTGAAGCTGTCGCCCGTGTTGGGGTCGGTGGTGGACAGGGTGCCTATGGCCAGGGGCGTGGCCGTGGGCGTGTTCTCGGCCACGCTGCTGGCCGAGAGCGCGACGTCGGTGGGCGCCTCGTTGACCACGGTAACGGCGCTGCCCGCGCCATTGGTCACCGCCGTCTGCCCGCTGGCCATGCGGCTGCCGCCGGGGCTGAGGGTGAGATCGGTGTCGCCGTCGATGGACAGGCGGTAGGTCTGCCCGTTGGCCAGGCCGCTGCGGTCGTTGAAGAAGGCGCTGATGCGGTAGGTCTCGTTGCCGCCCTGGGCCACGGAGATGGCCAGGCCCGAGAAGGTGATCTCGTTGGTGCCCGCGTTGTAGGTGCCCACCACGTTGCTGGCGTCGGGGCCGCTCAGGCGCCAGGTGACCTTGCTGAAGTCGCCCGTGCCCGAGGTGTGTACCTTGAGCTGCGACACCCCCAGCGCCAGGCCGTCGCTGCCGCCGCCGTCGGCGAGGCGGAAGTCGAACACGTCCACCGCCTCGGCCGCGGTGTCGGCCGTGCTGGGCAGGCCCACGGGTTCGTTCACCCCGGGGCCGGCGGTGAGCGTGCCGTCGGCATTGGTGGCGGGAACGGCGTTGTTCAGGTAGAGCTTGACGGCCCCCTCGTAGAGGGGCACCGTCCAGTTGCCGGCATAGAAGGCCACGGCCACGTCGACATCGCCATCACCATCCACATCACCCGCCGCCAGGGCCCGGCCGGGCACCGGGCTGCCGTTGTACATGTAGGCCGGGTCTTGCAGCACCACGCCCGAGTCGGTGAACGCGCCCGCGCCGTTGTTGAGCATGATCTTCTGGCCCAGGCCGTCGAGGTCGCCATCGCCGTCCACATCGGCAAAGGTGCCGGGCGCCTCGGCCCGGGTGAAGACCTGCAGCTGGTTGCCCAAGGCGCCGCTGCCGTTGTTCTGGAACAGGATGAGGTTGGCGCTGGCGCCGTTCATACCACTGACCAGGGCGTCGGCGTGGCCATCGCCCGTGAGCTCGGCCGACAGGGCCGCGCCGCCGAAGGCGTCGCCAAAGCTGCTGTGCGGGGTGAAGCCGCCGCTGCCATTGTTGGCCAGTATGCGCACTGCGTTGTCTTCGACGACCAAGGCATCCCTGTCGCCGTCGCGGTCCAGGTCCACCAGCGTCAGGGCCACCGGGTCGGAGACCTTGGCGGGGCTGGAGTCCAGGGTGAACGCACCGGCACCGTTGTTCTTGTAGACCGCATAGTTGCCCTGGAAGGTGCCGATCAGCACATCCAGGTCGCCATCGCCATCGAGGTCGGCGATATCGGCCGCCTGGATGTTGCTGCCGATGGTCCCGCCCGCGGTGAAGGTGCCCGTGCCGTTGTTCTGCCAGACCTGCAGGGGCGACTGGTAGCTGCGCGTGACCAGCTCCAGCTCGGGGTCGGCGTCCAGGTTGAGCAGCCACGATTGCACGATGCGCGCCGCAGGCAGGCTTTGGTGCAAGGTGAAGTTGCCGGCGCCGTCGTTCTTCCAGATCTGGCTGGGCTGGTTGCCGCTGGCCTTTTCCACGCCGATGAAGATGTCCAGGTCGCCATCGCCATCGAAGTCGGCGAAGCGGGCCGTGCTGGCGCTGGAGTTGTCGGTGGCGTTGGCGTAGGACCAGAGGGTTGGGCCGGTGGTGTAGGCGAGTGCCATGCGCGGGCTTTCGTGGGCCGGTGGGTGGGGCCGGTCAGTGCGTGGTGGGTTTGATGACGCTGGCGGCGCTGCGCGTGTCGGTGCGCCAGAAGGCCATGTCCTGGTACTTCTCGAAGATGTCGGGTGGCAGCAGGGTCTGGCGCTCGCGCGGCGCCACCTTGCGGTGCACCTGGTGCATGCCGGCCATGCCCATGGCCTCGTCGAATTGCGGTGCGTCGTACTCGACGTTGTCCACGTCGTGGCCGTCGAACCAGGGCTCGCCGATGAAGGCATAAACGAGCTGCAGCACCTTGAGGGGCGCGCGCACCAGCAGGTCGTAGTCCACCAGCAGCAGCTGGCCGGCATGCGGGCCGTAGTAGGCCTCCTTGAGTGCCGCCCAGGGAAAGCCGATCAGCCGGTCGTGCCGCGCCAGCGCGGCCATGCGGCTGTAGATGGTCAGGCGCTCGGCTTCGCTGGCGAAGAGCTTGGTGTTCTCGAACGGGTTCTTGTGCAGCTGGTTCTCGATGCTGTCCATGATCCAGGGGATGTCGCGCACGCAGGCGATCATCCGCGCCCCGGGGAACATGTCCTCGACCAGGGGCATCTTGGCGCACCACAGGCGGTTGGTGTCGAAGACCACCTCCTTGCCGATGCTGCCGTAGTACGCGTCGAACAGCCCGCGCAGGATCTGCTTGCGCATGGGCGGGTCGATCAGCAGCGAGAGCTCGCCGCCCGCGCTCATCAGGCGCAGGTTGGCCGTGACCAGGCCGCCCACCGGGCTGGTCATGCCGGCATGGAAGCGCGGGTTCTGCAGCAGCAGCGCGGACAGCAGGGTAGAGCCTGCGCGCGGCAGGCCGGTGATGAAGTGGTACTTCTGCACGGGGTTCCAAAGGGCCAACAAGGACACGGCGCGACGGGACCGCGCCGGAATCACGCATCGCCACATCTGGCAACACATGGAACGGTTTGTAGCCCTGCCGCGCAGGGCGGTAAACCCTACCGAGGGAGGGGCAGGCGCGTCCGCATTTATGCCGCGCGTTGTGGGCCCACCCATGCCCCGCAACACTGCGAGGCATGCGCAATCCACTGCCTTCCCCACCACCCCTGGACCTTGCCGCCGGCCTGCCAGCCCAGGCCGCCGATGGCATCACCGCACGGGTCGCCAGCGGCGAACTGGGTGCCGACGAGGCGCTGGCCCTGTTGGCCGAGGCGGCCCAGGCCGACGCCGCGCAGCAGCGCCGCGAGGCAGAGGCACGCGCCGTGCGCGTGGGCGCGCTCGGCCGCAGGCTGCTCACCCTGGCGCAGGAGCAGGTGCAGCAGCGCCAGGTGACCGAGGAGCGCTGGTACAAGGATGTGCGCCAGTTCAACGGGCAGTACGACCCGGGCATGTTCGGCGACGAAAGCGAGTACGGCAGCCGCGTCTTCGTGCCCCTCACGCGGCGGTTGTGCGGGCTGGTGGAGGCGCGGCTGTTCGACATGCTGTTCCCCAGCGAGGAGCGCAACTTCGTGATCGAGCCCACGCCGGTGCCGGAGCTGGACGAGGCGCTGGCCCTGGCCGGTCAGTTGCCGCCGGCCACGCCCATCCAGTCGCCCGAGGGGCCGATGGTGATGGCCGGCGACATGCAGCAGTCCATCGGCCAGATGCTGGACGAGGCCACCAAGCGCTGCGACGCCATGCAGCGCGAAATCGACGACCAGCTGGCCGAGTGCAGCTACCCACGCCATGCGCGCGATGCCATCCACGATGCGGTGCTGTACGGCACGGGCGTGCTCAAGGGGCCGGTGCCCATGTTCCGCACCACCAAGCGCTGGGCGCAGGATGCGCGCGGCGCCTACCTGATGCAGCTCACGCGCCGGCCGCTGCCGCAGGCCTCGCGGGTGGACTTGTGGAACTTTTTTCCCGACATGAGCGCCACGCACATCCGCGATGCGGAGTTCGTGTTCGAGCGCCACTACCTCACGCGCCAGGAGGCAGCCGACCTGCAGGACATGCCCGATGTGGATGCCGATGCCCTGCGCCGCCTGCTGGGCGCCGAGCCGGGCACGCCCACCAACAACTACCGCGAGCGCCTGCGTGCCATCAGCGGCGCCAGTGGCGCCAAGGACCGGCGCTACGAGGTGTGGGAGTACCACGGCCCCATCAGCGCGCAGGACCTGATCGACTGCGGTTGCCAGGTGGAAGACGACCCGCTCAAGACCTACACCGGCGTGGTCTGGTTCGGCAGCCAGGGCGAGGTGCTCAAGGCCGCGTTGAATGCGCTGGACAGCAACGAGCACCCCTACAGCGTGTTCACCTGGCAGATGGACGAGGCCAGCATCTTCGGCTTTGGCATGCCGTATGAGGTGCGCGACAACCAGGAGAGCGCCAACAGCGCCTTTCGCGCCATGCACGACAACATGGGCCTGTGCGTGCTGCCCCAGGTGGTGGTGGACGACCAGGCCATCGAACCGGTGGATGGCTCCTGGCGCATGGCACCGGGCAAGTTCTGGCGCAACAAGCGCCCGGGATCGGACGCGCGCCAGGGCATCCAGTTCATCGCCATCGACGCGCGCCTGCAAGAGCTGCAGGCCATCTTCGGCATGAGCAAGCAGCTCATCGAAGAGGTGGGCACGCTGCCTGCCTTTTTGCAGGGCACCGAGGCGCCCAACTACATGCAGAGCGCCACGGGCGCGAGCATTGCCTACAACGCGGCCAACCTGTGGGTGCGCCGCGCCGTGCGCAACTGGGACGACGACATCGTGACGCCGCTGGTCACGCGCTTTTTTGACTGGAACATGCAGTACAGCGAGAAGGCCGAGATCAAGGGCGACAGCCGCGTGCGCGCCCTGGGCATTGCCGCGCTGGTGGAGCTGGAGGGCCAGGCCCAGCGGCTGCAGGCCTTCATGCAGACGGCGCAGGCCATGGGCCTGCCGCCGAGCAACCAGATGCGTCTGATGCGCGAGTTTGCGCGCGCCTTCAAGCTCGACCCCGACCGCGTGCTGCCCACCGAGCAGGAGATCGCGCGCATGCAGCAGGCCGAGGCGCAGCAGCCCCCGGGGCAGGGTGGTAAGGGCGGCAAGGTCGACCCCGGCGCTGAGCGCGTGGCCCAGCAGCGCGAGCAGGCCGCCATGGAGGGCGAGCTGGAAAAGGCCCGCCTGCAGCTGCGGCGCGAGGAAAGCCTGGCCCAGCGCGAGCTGGCGCAGCAGCGCATGGCGCTGGACGCCGCACGCAGCGCTGCCCGCGAGCGCACCGGCCAGGCCGAGGCGCAGCGCCGCCAGGCCTTCGAGGTGCAAAAGACCCGCGCCGTGCTGGCCGACCGCCAAGCCGACCGCGACAACCGCGCGCAGATGCTCAACGCCGAGATGCAGTTCGCTGCCATGAACGGGAGGGGGATATGACCGGAGGAAGTCTCACATGAGCTGGATGGAGCAGATCAACCCCGCCACGGCCGTCTGGCGCGGCGTCGAGGCCTATGCCGCCGAGCGCATGGCCGAGCTGACCACGGTGTGCACCACCGTGCGCTCCAGCGACACCGAGATCCGCGCCGCGCAGGCTGCCATCCAGGAGCTGCAGGCCCTGCTGGCATTGCCCGGCCGCATTGCCCTGCAGGCGCAGCAGCGCGGCACCACCGACCGCAGCAAAGGATACTGACCATGGCGGAATACACGCAAGACCAGATCAACGCGGCATACACGAACGCCAAGAACAGTGGCATGAGCGATGCCGACATCTTCGACTCCGGCGCCAAGAACTTCGGCGTGACGCAGGACCAGTTCAATCTGGCCAGCGCCGCCTACGCACCGGCGCCGGCATCACCACCAGTCGCATCTGCCCCAGCACCTGCCGCTTCGGGCTGGGAGGGCGGGCGCGACCTGACCGCCGACGAGATTGCCACGGCACGCCAGTGGTCGGTGGGCAAGACCAGCCAGCAGGCGGCCCAGCAGGCCAGCGGCCTGGGCCTCACACAAAAGCAGTTCGGCCAGATCTACGGCTGGTCGGCCGAGGACTCGGCCAAAGGTGGCTACGGCATGCAGGGCGGTCTGGAGAAGCCGTACTACGACTACACCTACGACGCCCAGAAGGGCTGGACCAAGGATGCAAAGAAGCCGCCCACCACCGGCATCAACCTGTCGCAGCTGCAGGGCATGACGCGCTGGGACGTGGCGCCCAACGAGACGGTGCGCAGCCAACTGCAGCAGATCATTGCCGACGACAGCCCGCTGATGCAGCAGGCCCGCGCCCGCGCGCTGCAGACGGCCAACACGCGTGGCCTGCTCAACAGCTCCATGGCCACGACGGCGGCCGACGCGGCCATGTACGACGCGGCCATGCCCATTGCCCAGCAGGATGCCAGCACCTATGCGCGCGCCGGCGAGTTCAATGCCAACACGGCCAACACCTTTGCGCGCGACAACAACCAGTTCGTGCGCGACGCCTACATGGCCGACTTCAATGTGCAGGCCAACGAGTGGGCGGCGCAGCAGCAGTGGGACCGCGACTACAAGATGCTGGACCGCCAGCAGCAGCTGCAACTCGAGCGCGACGCCATCCAGAACGGCTACCAGTCGGCGCGGGACCAGTTTGCGGCGCAGAACCAGATGGCGATTGCCCAACTGGAAGCGGCATCGCGCGCGGCGGCCATCCAGCCCGACACCAGCATGGCGCGGCTGAATGCGCAGCTTGAAGCCGATGATCGCCGCGCGCAGCAGCAGATCAATGCGGATGACCGTGCGTCGTTGAACAACCTTCGTGCGGAGTACGCCAACAAGGTGTTCCAGATCAACACCGCCGACCTCAGCCCAGAGAAGGCGGACCGGGCAATCTCCGATCTGGCAGCGACCTACAACCCCCAGCTGACGACGCTGGCCAATCGCTTGGGCTACAACCCGGACAGTTGGATCATCAAGACCGAGCCGAAGTCACCCGCTCCAGCGCCAGCGCCTGCGCCACACACGAATCTGACTGAAGAAGCGGGCGGCGGAAACGCCGGGCCTGTATAGGCCATGAGCAACATCCGCCGCGCCACGCGCGATGACCTGCCCGCCCTGGTTGCCCTGGCCCTGCGCGAACACGCCGCCAGCCAGTTTGCCCACCAGCCTATCGAAATGGCCCAGGTGCAGGCCTCGTTCCTGGGGGTTATCCATGGCCTCTCGGGCGCCGTGTTCGTGAGCGAGCAGGGTGGCGAACTTCGGGGGCTGATTGCGGGCATGGTTCAGCCCGGCTTGTTCAACCGCCGACAGACCGCCTTCGAATTGCTGTGGTACGCCGAGGATGGCACCGGCCTGCGCCTGCTGGCCGCGCTTCGCGACTGGGCGTGCCGCATGCGCGCTGTGCAACTGGTGGTGCACGACTACGCCGGCATCGCCGATCCGGCCCGTTTCAACAAGGTCATGGCCCGCCGTGGCTTTGGCGTCATGGGCACGGCCTACGTGTCCGCACTGGAGAACTGATCCATGGCCATCGTCGTTCCTATCCTTCTGAGCTACACGGGCGCCGCAGCCGCCATCGGCACTGCCATCGGCATCTCCGCCACGGCGGTGACGGCCATCGCTTCGGTGGCCTTTCAGGTCACGGGCATCAACAACAAGATCAACAAGGCCGCATCGAAGGTGTTCGGGGAGGACCTGGTGATGTTCGCCAACATTGCCGGGGCGGTGTACGGGGCGGTCAATGGCGGGTTTGGTGGGGGTGGCGGCGCCGAGAGTGCTGCCGGCCTGACCGAGGCTGGCGGTGCACTGAGCACCAAGGCCATGCTCGACGGCACCACCGCCTTTGGCGCGAACTCGGCAGCGGGCGCCTTCGACCTGGCGGATGGCATGAGCGCTCTGACGACGGGCGATTTCTCGGGCACGACGGACGCGCTGGGGAACAGCACCTACAGCCCGGGAGATATGAACTCTGTCGAGTTGAACTCCATCGGGCCCGCCAAGGGCGTGAACCTGATGGACAGCGCCCAATCTGTGTGGACCGACACCAAGGCCATTGCAGAGGCAACAACCACTTCCAGCGCTGCTCAGACCGGCGCGACGGCACCAGACGCCGCTGGGGCAAAGGCATCCGCCACGCAGACCGTTGTTTCGAGGCCGGACGCCACTGCGGTGAACGCCGCGGCAGATCAACCACTGAAGGCGGGCGACATCACCAAGGGCGTGCAGGCGCCAACGGCGCCAGCAGGAAGCACGACGACCCCCAAGACGGGCAGCTTCTTCGACAAGCTGCTCAGCAACGACAAGGCCGTGGGCGAGGTGATCAAGGGCGTTGGCACCGGCATCGTTGGCGCAGCCCAGAGCAAGGCCGAGAAGGACAAGCTGGCCTGGCAGAAGCAGCGCTACACCCAGACCCCGACGACCCGCGTCTTGCAGTAAAGGACCACCACCATGAACCTCAACGACATGGCCCAGCAGGGCGCCCCCGGGGCTGCAGAAGACCCGGCCGCCGGCACCTCGGGCGGCAAGACCCCGGCTACGGCCGAGCAGCAGGCCCAGTTCGACATGTTGCTCGGCCGCGCGCGCACCATCATGGGCGAATCCGCTGAAGAGTGGAAGGCCGCGATGCAGATCGACCCGGCCCGCGCGGCAGTGAAGATGGGGACGCAGACGCTGCGATTCCTGGCCCAGCAGTCGGAGAAGGCGGGCCAGCCCGTGGATCCGATGGTGCTGCTGCACGCCGGCATCCAGCTGGTGAAAGACATCGCGGGCATCGCCAACGATACCGGCCTGCTGCCTGACAGCCAGATCGAACCGTTCCTGCAGCAGGTCATGCAGGAGTCGATGGCCGAGTACATGCGCATGGATGCAGAGGAGGGCCTGATGCCACCGCCCGAGCATCTTCAGCAACGGCAGCGCGCGGGGGCCGGCCGACAGCCGAAAGCGCCTGGATCGCAAGGGATGGCTCTTGCGCACAAGGCGCGGCAGGAGGGGATGCAATGAGCTTCTTTGCCAATCTCCTGGGCGGCGCCATGCAGGGTGTCGGCTCGGGCATGACGGCCATGGCGGCTGACGAAGAGCGCCTGGCGCGCGACCGTGCTCTGGTCCAGGAACGCAGCGCAGCCGCGCTGGAACTGCAGCAGCAGCGGATTCAGGACCGGCGCGACCAGCATCAACAGATGATGCAGATGCGCTCCGAGCCAGGCGGCGTTGCCGGGAGCGGTGGCAAGGGAATGAACCTGGCCCAGATGGCCATGCAGGCGCGCACGCCTGAGGAGCAGGACCGCATCGTCGCGCTCGCACGGACGTTCGAGGGCGACCATGCGGTCGACAAGATGGTCGATACGATGTTCGGTCGGCCGCGCATGGTGAGCGTTGCCCCCACCGCGGGCGACTTTGCCCGCTACGACCGTGCCGGTGACATGAACGCCGCCCCGCCCACCACCACGCTGGAGCGCGCCGCCTACGATCGCGAGAAAGGCGCCCAGGCGCTGCAGCGGCTGTACACGCTGTTCCTGGACCCGGGAAAGATCGACGCGCATGCGCGTGGGGAGCGCCAGTTTGGCCTGAACGACCGGGCCGAGGCCAGCGCCATGGCGGTGGAGCAGGGCGGTGGCTCGGCCCTTGACGTGGCCGCGGCCTTCCAGCGCGGCAGTGCCCCGCAGCCCGAGCGGCCAGGTGTGCGCCCTGGGGCAGAGTCTGCTCTGCAGCCCATGGGCTCCGTCCCCCATGGTGGGACTGGCGCCGGTTCGCTGGCAGGCACCGGCGCCAGGCTGGCCCGGCCGCTCTCGTCCGCGCCGCGCGACGGATCGGTGGTGCGCGACGCCAATGGCCTGCAGTACGTGGTGCGCAATGGCCGGCCTGAACGCCAGGCAAAGGCGCGGTGATGGACTGGTCCCGGTTTGAGCTGGTGGATGTGCCGGGCGTGTCCGATGCGGACGTTGATTGGCCTCAGTTTGAGCTGGTGGCGCTGGGGCCGGGCGATGGCGCGCAGCAGCCGCTTTCTTCGCGGCCGGACGCGGCGCCGGCAGCGCCTGTGAACGACGGTTGGCGCCCGAACGCTGCCCGACGGGGCGATGCCTCCGTGCCATCGATCGTGGCGGATGCGCCGCCCGTTGCGCGCAGCATCGCAGGTGCCGCGCCCAAGGCTCCCGCACGCAAGGGCTTGCTCGGCCGCTTGGGCGATGAGCTCACGCAACTGCGCGACGAAGTCTTTGCTGGCGCAACGAACGCCTCCGCCAACCTGCAGGCCATGAACGCCAGCGCCGCGGCCCACCAGTTGCTGCAGCGCCAGGAGATGCTGGCCAAACTGGTAGGCGAAGGCCGGGGCGACAGCGCCCAGGCGCAGGGCCTGCAGACCTATATCGCGCACGCCTCCCGGCGCCTGGGCGGCATGGCCGCCGACACGGCTGAGGCCGGCGCCCTGGCCGATGCCGCAAGCCGCATGACCACGCGGCCGCAGGTGCGCGCGGTGACCGAGGCCAAGAGCTTTGGCGAAGCCTGGGAGGCTTTCAAGAAAGACCCCTATGCGGTGGTCGCTGGTGTCACGGCCCAGTCTGCTGCGCAGATGATTCCGATGGTCATCGCCGCTGCAACGATGGGCCCCGTCGCTGGCGCGGCTGTGGCCGGCGGCACCAGCGCGCTGACCGAGTTCGGCAGCGGCATCCGCGAATTCGCGCGCGACAACGGCGTGGATCCGTCTGACAAGGAAGGCCTGGGCAGGCTGTTTGCCGATCCGAAGATGCTGCGCGAAGCCACGGCCTATGCCGGGAAGGGCGGCGCCATCGTGGGGACGATGGACGCAGTCTCCGGCGGCATTGCGAGCAAGACGCTGGTGCCCAAGGGCCTCATCAAGAACCAGGCCGTGCGTCAGGCCATCAACGCGCCGCTGCAGGCCGGTGTGCAAGGTGCTTTGGGTGGTGCCGGTGAAGCCGGAAAGCAATGGGTGCAAAAGGGCGAGATCGACCAGCCCGGACAGGTGCTGGTGGAGGTGGTCGGCGAGCTGGGCGGGGCCCGCAATCCCTTGCGGAAAACATCGGCAAATGTTGTCGAAACGGTGGCAGGCGTGCAGATGCCCGGCCTGCGCCCCGCGTGCCAGCCCAGACGGCGGCACCGACCGCTCCCGTCGGATCGCCCGGCACTGCAGCGCGTAACCCGGATGCCAATGGGCTGCAAGCTGTGGCCTTGTCCACTGTCGAAGAGGAAACGCGTGCCGTGACAGGCAGCGATCTAGACGTGTCGGAGGCACCCACCGGGCACCCTACCGGCGGCGGGATTTTCGTCCAGCCGGCCGAGGCGATGGGCGGGCAACAGCTTCCTGCCACCGTTCCAGGCTTGCATGAATCAGTCCCACAAGGCGCAACAGCCCTGGGTTCGCCCGCACACGTGGCGGTAGCACCCTTTGTCGGTGCAGTCCGCTTGACCGACAAAGGTACGCTGAGCGTGGAGGGTGATCCCCGTGCGCTGGAAACTTTTCTGGGCAAGGCAGGCGTAGACAAGGTGTTCCTGTTTGACCGCAGCCTGTTGGTGGCTCCAGAGCAAGCAGCGCAGGCGCAACGGGCGTTGGCGGCGTTGCCGCTTTCCTTGCCTGGGCGCAACGGCACGGGCGTGCCGCCCGCCGCACCTGTTGGCAGCCAGGTCATTGCGCTTGCGTCCGGCATGCTTGCTGTGCGTGGCGATCCAGATGCCATTGAGGCGGGGCTGCTCGCAGGTGGCGTGCGCGACGCGAAACGGTTCTCTGAAGGAATGATGGTGCCGGTGCACGAGGCCGCTCTGGCAATGGGTTTGCTGGCGTCACCGGATTTTGCGCAAGCCGCTTCCTTGGATTCCCGACATCCACCAGCACTCCATTCCGTGTTGGCCCGTGAGGATCCCCCCGGAGAACCTCCACCTGCAGGCAATTTGCCGACGCAGCAAGAATCGGATGCTGTCTCCGCACCATTCCTTGTTGGCAGCAGCAATCCGCAACTGCGAAATGCCGATGGGCAGTTTGTAAATTTGTTCACGGACCAGCCCGACCCGCGCAGGCTGAAGAGGGGTGAGCTAAGGCAGGGGAGTGATGGCCGGTGGAAAATCCATGGCTCCGGTGAGCCTCTGACAGCAAAAGGAACCTACAACTATGTAATTCAGGGGGGACAGATCTTCGTTGGACTGGCTGGTGGTCAAGAGAAGCAAGGGCATATCGACATTGCGCGAGGGCAGCCGGTGGAGTACGCTGGAAAAATAAAATTTGGATCAGGAAAGAACAGCAAAGGAACACTTATTCGATGGACGAATTCATCTGGGCACTACAGGCCGGAGCCGGTAAGATCTGACTGGGCACAGGAATTCAGATTGCCATTCGATAAATTTGAGGATCGTCACGATGACTATTAAGGCGGGTCGAATGTATTATTCTTCGATCGATGAGATTCGACGAGCCATTGGGTCTCATGCCATAGATAGTCGAATGGAGAATGGCATTTCCCAATATGTGAACCATGCTGAAAGAGAGTGTGCTTGGGAGTGCCTGGATTTTTTACTGACGCACGAAGTGTCAAAAGTGAACTCCATGGGGCTTCGTGTTTTCAGGCGAGCAGTTCGTGACCGGGTATTGATGCAAAGGGCTCTTCGGCTGAGCTTTCAGGTCACAAGGCTTCCTGAGCTGCGTTACTGGTATCGCCATATGCTCCCACGATTTCCGTGGGCAGCTCTTGAAAGGGATTTGTGGGGTGAAGTCCACCGGCGAGAAGGGGATATTGATTTTTCCATTCATCTTGCTGATTGTTTGAGATTGCTTCCTAACAACAATCGAAATAAGAAGAGGGAAATCATCAATCGATTCGTTCGGCATGTCCTCGAGCGCGTCGAAAAAACCCCTGCTGACAGTCCTTACAGAGGCATGCCAATCATCGGGTTGCTGAAAGGTTCTGCCAAAGCAGCCTCATGAGAGGAGAGGCAGTGAAGTTCAAACAGAAAGATATGGATGGGCTGGCCTCTTTTTTCGCGGAGTGGCGCGGTGAAAACGCTTTCTTTGCCGGCTACGTCGATGGCCATGACCGGTTCACCATCGGATTGCAGCGCAGTGGCATTTCGACGGGCTTCATTGGCGTGACATTTGTGCAATGCGTGTATATAAGTGGCCCGGTTCGCTGGTCTGGCTGTGATATCCAATGTGAGACAGTGGCCCTGCCAGAGGGAGAGCAAGGGCTCGAGATTCGCGACCGGTCGAACGGATTCGTGGTCCGGTGGGAAGGCCCGGTCTTCATTGGCGGGGGGACGGCAAGCTATCCAGAGTAGTAGCCTGGCGGGCTCCTCTGTTCACTGCGACGGCGGAGTACCGAGGGACGGTGCGATCAGCAGGCCATGCCAGGTGCGGGCCGGTGGGCTGGACCAGCGCCAGGTGCGGGTGGGGCGCTTTACGCCGCCAGCGGCCGCGCGATGGGCCGGTCGACCTGTGACATGCGCAGGGCGCTGGACACGGTGATGTCCAGGCGGTGGGCCCAGGAGTCGAGGTCGTGCCGCTGGGCGGTGTCGTGGCGCTCGTTCCAGCTGAGTTCGGCCACCAGGCGGTCGGGCAGGTCGAGCACAGTGCGGAAGGCGCGGTCGTTGGCCAGGAGTGTCCAGTTGAGCAGCACGGCCTGGGCGTCGGTGGAGGCCGACACGCTGGGCGCAAACCTGCAGACGCCGGCGCGGGTGAATTCGAAGAGTGCGGTAATCACGTTGGGTATGCCACGGTCGCTGGGTTGTCCAGAGCTGGTGCCCCAGGACCATGGCACCAGCGGGGCGCTGTTGCTGCTCCCCCTGAGGCCTGGCGCGCGCGGGGCGAGCATGTCTGCCCTTGGCAAAACAATGCTTGCCTTGGGGCATCGAACGTGATTGGAGCCTAAATCGCTGGCGCGCGGTATCCCCCAAAAAGGGGGGCTGTCAGGAGGGTCCGGGCGGTCACCGGCTGGCGATGCGGCCCCCTGGGGGCCTTGACCTGCCGCCAGCGGGGGGTACGCCCTGGGCTCCGCCCCAGTCCCGGCGGCGGCCCCTCTCTGCAGGCGTGTGCTTCCTCAGATGTATTCCAACCCGGTCTCGCTCAGGCCCACCAGGTTGATCTTGCTGGCCATGAAGTCGGAGCTGGCCACGGCCCAGGCCAGCGAGGCGTTGGTGTAGCTGCCCGATTGGAGCAGGCTGGCCGACAGGGCCTGCACGGTGCCTGCGTCGGCCGCGGTGCCGAACAGGTTGGCGTAGAGCAGGGCGATGACCTGCTCGGGCGTGGCCGAGGGGCCGGCCACGGCGGCCAGACCCAGCTGGGCCAGCTGCTGGGGCGTGGCGCCGGATTCGTCCACCGCCTTGATCACTGCGCCTACCAGGCCGCGGTTGCTGAGGGCGCCGGGGCCCAGCAGGGTGCTGATGAGGCGCGCGGCGGTGCCGGCTGCACCGTCCAGGTCCAGCGCCACCGAGTGGTCGGCAAAGCGCACGCGCTCGATTTGCTGCAGGGTGTCGATGCCATCGATGCCTGCGCCCTTGTCGTTGAGCCGCCAGTTGCCGCTGCCGGTGGGCTGCAGGGTGTAGCCGCCGCGGGCGCCGTGGACCACCAGGGTGTCCACACCCGCGGCACCGGTGAAGCCCTCGCTCGCCGGCTTGCTGTTGAACAGGTCGGCGTCGGCCGTGCCCTGGGTGCCGTCAGGCAGGTTGGGGCTGCTGGGCGTGGGCACCGGCTTGGGGGGCGTGGGTGCCGGTGTCGGTGCGGGGGCGGGTGCCGGTGGCTTGGGGGCCGGGGCTGGCGTGGGCGCTGGTGCAGGCGTGGGCGCCGGCGCCGGGCCGGGGGCGGGCGCAGGGGCGGGTGCGGGTGGGGGGGCCGTGTCGAAGGTCAGCGTGGGGCCCTTGGTGGAGTTGAAGCCGTAGGTGCCGCCCAGGCCGTCGCGGCCGTAGAGCCAGTCCAGCGCGAGCAGGTCGTAGGCCTGGAACGTGGTCTTGTTGGGGCCGGCATGCGTGTACGACATGACGGTGTTGTTGGTGTTGTCCTGGCCCGCGGGCAGGGGGTGCGAGGAGTCGAAGGGGTGCGACAGGCCCAGTGCATGCCCCACCTCGTGCAGCAGCACTTCGTAGCCTGCGCCGCCGGCGGTGGGCTTGTTGTTGATGCCGGCATGCTCCGCATTGTCCAGGTAGACCACGGCCTCGATGTTCAGCGAGTTCACCGTCTGGTTGGGGCCGGAGTAGCTGTAGCCATAGCCCGACGATGCCAGGCCCGCGGTGGAGGGGCCCTGCAGGTTGGTGGCGGCAAAGTGCAGATCGGCCTGGGCCGAGGTGGCCACCTCGGTGAAGATGATGCCGGTGACGTCCGAGGCGTGCTTCAGGATCTGCAGGGTGGACTGCTTCTGATCGGCATTGAAGGCGGTGACCGGCCCGCCGGTCTTCTTCGTGGCCTCGCTGCCGGCGCTGGCGTCGAAGGTGTAGTAGATCACCTTGCGGCCGTCGGGCCAGAAGTTCCAGATGGGCGTGCCACCCAGCAGGGCATCTGCCTGGGGGTTGCCGGAGAAGCGCATGTTCTGCAGGTCGGGGACGGTAACGGCCATGTCGTAAGGAATGGGTTGGCGTGGATTCTTCGGGCGGGGAACGCTGGCCACGGGGCCGAGCGAGGCGCGAATCTATCACCGGGGTGCCGCGCACACTGTGGCGCGAAACCAAATGTCACGACATGGCGCTGCGCGCCGACGGGCGGTCGCCGGGCGGCGCTGGACGGTGCGTTGCGTGCCCTAGATCGGGGCACCCTTAGAACCTGTTTACCATCTCCCAGGGGTCGCGCAGCGGCCTTGGCGGGCGGTATGCAAGGCGCGGTGCGCAGTTGAT